GTCTTGCCCCTTCTGGAAGGTCCCGAAGCAAGTAAAGCTATCATTGAATTTCGCATAGGTATTATTGCGATAATTATACGCCAAGACTTTATTTGGATAAGTCGTTTCAGTCTGGCTCTCAGGATAGTTCCAATAGACCATTTCATTACTGAAGTCTCTAATGCCATGAACTCGCTCAACGCCATTGTCTGAATTTCTGAAATTAAATATTGTCGATGGAATTTGAAGATCGATCCTCTCGACGTTGACGCTGTCATCAGTGGTTATGCCGACGTCAGCAACGCTAAAGACGCCTCGATCAAAGGGCACTAGAGAGAATTTGCTTTCAGAGCCTAATTCGGTGTTAATCTTTTGAAACACGAATGGGGTGATATCGTTTCCAGTGTACACGAGCTTCCAGCTTGATTTCTCGCATTTCACGAGTAAGGTATCCTTGATAAATCCAACTGAGACAATAATCTCGTTCGTTGGCGCGTCTATCCAGCCGCCAGTTCCGATAGTATCAGACCTGAAGGCAGTTGGAGTGGTAGGATCGCCAACCCAGCTATATCTCAAGCGGCGCGGGAAGTTTGTAGCCGCAATAATCGTTCCGGCCGTCGTTCCTTCCCACGTATTGAACATTAGCAAGCGAGACTTATAGGGAATGATGCACTCGGCGTTATAAAGAGTCTCGGCAGCAGTAATTAAAGGAGCAAATGGGGTGAAATCCAGCCCGTCGTAATAATACATTGGATCTTGGGGCGCGCTTGTCATGCTGCAATTCGTAACCCAAAATAAATCCAGAGATGCTTTTGAGCCCCAGTTAGTTGACCAGAAGAAGTTAGAATTTGAGCCATGCCAGACAGTTGGCGTAGCAGAAGGAGCCTCTTCGAACTTATTAGTTGTCTGATTGAAGAGATATGCATATTTTTGGTCGAAGGCAACCATCAACTCGTTGTTTTTTGCAATCAATTCGCGAGTTCTCAAACCCATGACTGGAAGGGAAGGGAAGTATCCGCCCGTTACAGTGGCCGCAGAGGCTGCCGCAGCTCCAGAGTAGACTAGGGTCAAGGCTCCAGTATTATAATTGATTGTAGCTGAAGTAATGAGGCCTGCCGGGGCAATCGTGAACACGCCAGTACCAGTGGCATCAGTTAACACTTGAGCGATTGGAGCGGCGATGGTGATGACGAGGGGATCAGCAGCAGAGCCGGGCTCAATCATGGCATCAGGCTCTTCGAGAGCGACGACTCCAATTGCAGTTAGAAGATTGACCACGACAGTGCCAGCTCCAGCGGCAGAGAAATTGCCAGCGGCTTTCGCAGCTAGCTTCCGTCTTAAGCGCCCAAGAAGCTTGTTCCCCTCGCGCAATTTGACCCGCCCACGCCAGCAATATGCGTCTTCTAAGACTGGAAACGCCTTCTCTGGAATGAGAAATGGTTCTAGCGAAGTGTTAAGGCCACTATCTGCATCAAAAGACGCGATGAAGTGAGGTTGATATGACATTATCTTGGCCCTATTGCTATCCAATAAAAATCGCGATTAGATGTACTAGTATTTCTAAGTGTAAAGCTCGCGGCACCAATCGCAGCGATATTGCCCCCGACGATTTCTCCCCCGTTATGCCTTCCAGTGACAGTAACGCTATAGGCATTGCCTGAAAATGCAGAAGAAAACCCAATTACAGCGTTTGCATTAGATGCAATACCACCAGTTTGTCCCCACTGAAGCATAAGGCCACCAGGCAAGAAAGTGCAGCCATTAGCAGCAACTATGGGATCAATCGGGCCAGTTAATGGAATCTCTGTCCCAGAACTCGGTCTGCGGAAATAAAGCGTCTGCGCTCCCCCCAATGACTTTGAATACAGCGAGACCTCATTTGCAAGAGTCGCATTGCCAGCGCCCTGCGGAGTCAGCGTGCAGAAGCGATGCTTGCCGAAAAAGGCAGCACCAGAGGTTAAAGACTCATGATCAAGTGCGCTCCATGAGAACAGACTTTGGAAGTTAATTTTTAGCTGAGCTTGCGAGACGCTTGGGATATCGCTCGCATTCGGCATGTCCTTGACGTATGTCATCTTTCACCTATAATAATTACTTTAATCCATCTATTCGCTTTAGAGTCTTTGCGATCGTATAGGGCGAATATCCCATGACGCGCGAAATCTCTTTAACATCAAGGCCTTGATCTCTCATCTTGCGCAAATCGCCGTACTGATTTTCTGGAAACGCATTTAAATTCACGCGCTTTGGCCTTTTATAGTCATATCCAGTTGGTAACTGCGGCGCTTTCTTAAAAGACTTCTCGTATTCCATTAGAATTGCCCAAAGTTTCCGCCCCAGCCTCCATTGAATGGCTGATTATCTGCGAAAATAGTTGATGTTCTCTCGTTTGCTTGCTGAACTAACGTTCGCCTTTGAACTAGTCTCATTTGCTCGTCAAGGAGAGGCCGAAATTTAGCCATGTTGTCCATGTCGGCGTTGTCAGAGAAAATTTTATCAGCGGCGCCATACGCTAGGAGCTGCCACCACTCTTTAAGCTGAGGACTTGGCTGAGGTACTGCTGATATAAGAGCAGTTGGATATTGATACGCCTCGAAACTAATGGTGTAGGCCTTATCGGGGATTGGGAAACAGATTATTTGATCCTGGAAGAAAAGGACGGAAGTGGGCTTTCCTGCCACGTAGGCGATGTATTCGGCCGTTATATCTGTCCCAGCATCAATCGCGCTTATAAACGTCGCCGTGACCGCGCCAGATAGGTAGTTTATGCTTCCACGAGCAGCCATTGCGGTAGTATCGGTCGGATCGCGCAAATTGCCAAGGCCATCATCAACTAACGAGACCGAGGCCCCGCCAGAGAAGCCCGTGATGACAACTGAATAATTTATGTCCTTGACTTGAGTTATTACCGTAGTATTGAATGCGCCAGGTGGATTGCGCTTATAGCCCCTCGTGATAGGAGTTCCGCTTAAAGTAAACGTGTAAGGCCCCGCGATCCCTGTTCCGCTAGCGACGTTTTCAATCCTCTGAGTATTGGAATTTAGCCTATAGAAGTTGTCGCGACTCTGCGACATTACGCATTTAAAGCCAGCGACGTAGACTGGGGGCATGATATCGAGGTAAAACTCAACCGGGAAATCGTAGGCTTGAATATTTGCTTCAGTTAGGAATTGATAGTTAACTCTTAAATTCTGAAGGCGAAGATGCTCTGGAAGGTCGTAAACATAGAAAGTATTGATGTAATTATCGATCTCATCATCTGTAATTTGCGCAGTACTTGGCCGCCCCGTAATTCTTCGTACCTTATTTCTGATATCAAGGAGTGTCGATGGAACAGTCATTTTGCCTCACAAGACCAGCCCTTGCGAGCTGGCCAATAAACTAAAGTTTAAGAATCGAGATCAAATTGCAAGCTCTCGAAGCCAAAGCGGCGAGTCCATTTGCCAACTGCCGTTTTTTGTTGTCGACCCACCTGACCATCTCTTCGTTGATCCAAGTTGTTAGATTCATCATAGACAAATTCATGCTCAGGATAAGCGCAAGTATTAATTTTGCCACCGCACTCCATAGCCATTTTATCAATTCCATTTAAGAATCTCGCAACGTATAGGGGGATTTCATATATTTCGTTGTCAGTCATTAGCTTATCAAAAGGAGGAATATTAGCATATTTCCTTACATGAAATCTTTGACTCGCGCCCGGAGTTTCGTAATGGCGGAAACGACCTTTGACGTTGACAATTTCCTCTTTCATTAACTTCTCAAGCTTTTTTCTCGATAATTCTTTTGTAGAAGGCTGGAGAATCTCAACTATTTCATCTTTAGTTGGCTCAACGATTTTGACAACTTCTTCTTTTTCTTCCTTGTCCAAATCCCTGACTTGGACGACTTCTTTTTTAAAGCGAGACATGAATCACCTCTTTTTTTGGATTCAAGGTCACTATTTCAAAGATTACTTATTAATCAAAGTTAAATTTTAGCTTGAAATAAGAAGGGCTCCCCCACTTAAGAGGGAGCCCGTTCAGTAAATAAAGTTCTTTATGCCTTACTTAGACTGAAAGTCCTCGACGCGCAATCCACTGATATAGTTTACCAGTAGTTTGAACCCCTGTCCCAACAATTACCCCTGTTGCAGAGGCGTTGTAGGAGGCATCATCGACCAAATTCTCGTAAGGAGATTTGGCTGCTTCGCCTACAGGCACGATGAGAGGAAGCGAGATCCCGACAGCTGCCTGAGCAGAGGTTGGGTGCGCGAACGCGGTCATCGCAGTTGAGTTAATATCAAGCGTGATAGTCGAG